AGAGGCGATGATGATCACCGAGAAGGACAGACAGAATCTCAACAACGTCATCGCGAGTGGAAACGAGAAGGCTATCGAGATGATCGTCAGAAACATCTACGACGACGCTGCCGGTCTGATCGACTCCGCCGAGGTCGTGTTCGAGAGAATGAGGATGCAGCTCCTCTCGACCGGAAAGATAGCGATTACCGAGAACGGAAACGCCCTCGACTACGACTACCAGTTCGATAGCGACCACCTGGAAACGCTTGAGAACACCGCAATGTGGTCTGACCTGGACGATTCGACTCCGATCCAGGACATCCAGGACTGGTGCGACACTATTGAAGACGATACCGGGATCAGACCGAACAGGGCTATCTGTTCAAGAGCGACGCTCCTGTATCTCATACAGAACGCCGGGATACTGGAAGAACTCGAAGAGCTGAAGCTCATGAAGACCGAAGAGAACATCAGAATGGTGATAGAGAAGCACACGAAAGTTCAGATCGCTGTGTATAACAAGAAGTACAGTGCGAGCGGATCTGCGGTGCAGTTCTTCCCTGACAACGTGTTCACCCTCTTCCCTGCCGGAGTTCTCGGCTCGAGCGTGTTCGGTACGACACCGGAGGAATCCGATCTCATGACCTCCGCCAATGCCGATGTTCAGATCGTGAATACCGGAGTGGCCCTCACATCCCTGAAAAAGGTCGAGATCCCTGTCAACGTCGAGACAGTTGTCTCCATGATCGGGCTTCCTTCCTTCGAGGGGATCGACACTGTGTTCATAGCTACCGTTCACACCGATTAATCCAGGCAACGATCGATAAACCGGCCCGCCTTCACCGGCGGGCTTGTTATTGAGAGGAGGAACTGTAATGGCCAAGAAATCAACGATAAAGGCCAAGTGGCTAATGAACGTGAAGTTCGGAAAGGAACGCTTCAAGAGAGGCCAGATCTCCGACGTGAAGAAAAGCGATGTGAAGAGGCTTGAGGAAAAGGGCTACATCATGCCGATGGAGATCGTCGAGGAGGAATCCGGAGAAGCAAAAGAGGGGTGATGAAATGACGTTCATAGAAGCGTTGAAACTGAGAATGGCGGATGACGAAAACAAGTTGTTCGCGGACGACACATACGCGAAATTCATAGCTCTAGCAGGGGGGATCTCGTCTCTCGCATACGATCCCTCGGACTCTCTTCACGAGAAGTACCTCGATCTCTCGGAAAGGGAGGTCCTGCTGTCGATTCTCAGAAACCCCGACGATTCGAAATTCAACACATTCAAGGAAGGCGCATACGCAAAGACTCTCGATATATCGGGAATCCAGGGACGGATAGCCGAGATCTCTGCCAGGTATCGAAGGCGCACGAGGATGACGTCGCTATGAAGAACGTCGCGGTATTCCGCAAGGCCGAAGGGTATTTAGATGCGAACGGCAACTGGATAGAAGGGACCGAGACGATACACACCTTTCAGATCGAGGACCGTTCCTTCCAGCCCGGGATAACCAGCAGGCACAACGCTTACTATCTCGTGACCGAGACGGCCTTTCAAGACATGGATTACTGGACTCTCTTTCTTCACAACGATGAAGACGTTGTTCAGGGCGATCGCGTCGAGATCGACTCGAAGAGGTACGAAGTCACCCGGATTCTCACCTATCCCAGACACAGGGAGGTGATCGTTCATGAATCTGCCGTTTAACCTCACCGGTATTCAGAAGCTCGTTAATGGCGTTCGTGAAAGGGTGGACGGAGACGCTGTGAAAGCGGCCCATTACATCGGCCAGCTCGCAACCAACCACGCCAGAGACACCGGGAACTACAAGGACCGGACCGGGAACCTCAGAAATTCGACGGGATATGCGGTCGCGGCTAACGGCCAGATCGAGAACGTCCTTCACGACAGGGGACACCCGGCGGCCCAGAAGAAGGCCGACGAGTTCGCGGAATCCATCGAATCCGATCCCGGCCACGTGAAGATGATCGGTTACGCCGGAATGGAATACGGAGTCTTCGTCGAAGCGAAAGGTTACGACGTGATCTCCCAGTCGGCAGCGAAACTCCCCGAACTCATCGAACAGGCGTTAGGGAAGGTGAGAAAATGATCAAATTCATGGACGACAAGCTCGTCTCAGCTGCATACGTCGAGATCAAGAAGAAGATAGCGAACGTCTTCAAGGGCAACAGACCGAAAGGCTTCACCAATCCCTCGTGCGTGATCAGATTCCGAAATTCGATGTATGACTTCCCGATCCAGAGAGGATACCTTCAAGTGCTGATGCACCGCGACCTTTTCGCGAACGGAATGATAGACAGTTCAGGCCACGAGACCATGAAAGACGATGTTATGACGGCTCTATCGGCAGCCCTGACACCAACTGGAGGCACGGTGTACTACTTCGAGCCTCTGTCCTGCGGAGCTGCCCTGATAGACCCGGATATGCCGATGGAAAGTTTCAAAGAACTCAGATTTAACGTCCGCATTGTGGAAAGCGGGCAATAGAGGAGGAATACAACATGAGCGATTTTATACTCGCCGTTGAAAAAATCGAGATCGCGGACGTGGGATCGTCTCCGAACATAGATCTCGGCAAAACGAAGGGCGGAGCAGTGTTCAGACAGAACGCGGCTCAGGAAGTCGAAATCGACAACGACCAGGATGTCGAGCCCGAGGCGATAATCACCACGAAACTCAGAAGGGAAATGGAGATAAACCTGTCCGACTGCAAGCTGGATAACCTCGCTTTAGTGTTCAACGGGACGGTTGACGGCAGCATTCTCTCGCTCCCGACTACTGTCAGCGCAGGAACCACGAAGGCCGTCAAGCTCACCACAAAGGCTATCGACGGGGTTTATTACGAGGTGCTTCTCCCGAAAGCGAGAATCAGGCCGGAGGGCGAGATCACGATCAACAACGATGGAAACGCCGTAGTCAGGCTGCTTCTGGTGAACCTCGCGCACACCACGGGGCCGACGATAACCAGAGTCTCCTCATAAGCGAGGGGGGTGAGGGAATATGTCGGAATTCATACTGGCAGTTGACAAAGTGTACTATGGCGATGCCGGAGGCACACCGAACAACGATCTTGGAAAGACGAAAGGCGGCGTGATCTTCAGACAGACCACACCGACCGAGGTCGAGATAGACAACGATCAGGACGTGGAACCTGAGATGATTATCTCCACCAAACTCAGGCGCGAGATGGAAATCAATCTCGCGGACTGTTCTCTCGACAATCTCGAACTGCTCTTCAACGGGACGATCGGGGAGGTCCCGGACGACGATATCCTGACCCTGCCGGATGAAGTCTCGGAGGGTGTCACGAAGTCCCTGAAGCTCGTCACAAAGGCGATGAACGGCGTGAAGTACGAGATCGAACTGTCGCGGGCAAGGATAAGACCGGAGGGCGAGATAAACGTCAATAACGACGGCAACGCTGTTGTGAGACTCATGGTAGTATCGCTCGCCTCCGAGAGCGTGAAGGCAAAGCTGACTCTCGACAACGCTTCGCCCGACTCGAACAGCGCAGTTCATTTCACAGCCGTGGATGCGGGGCCTGACGGGAACGAGATCACAGTCACGTTCGTTGATCCTGGGGCAGGGGATAACGCTCTCGACGTGACCGTCTCCGACACCGATATAACTGTAAGCCTCGAGACTGATGACGGTGAACTTGTTTCGACCGCTCTTGAAGTGGCGGCAGCCGTGAACGCGGACGACGACGCGAAGCTTCTTGTTACCGCGATGGCGGCGGGGAACGGTTCTACCGTGGTAGAGGCTCATGCCGAGACGGCTCTGGCTGGCGGGGCAACTTTCGCCGCACCGAAACTCACGAAAGTAACAGTTTAATAGAAGCCCGGGAAACCGGGCTTCCTTCATTCGAGAAGGGAGGAAGAGGAATGTCGAAAGATCCAGTAGAAATGAAGGAACAGGAAAAGAAGGAATTCGAAGCGGTGTCGATGACACCCAAACCTATCAAACTCTCGAACGGAAAGACGATCTATATACAGCCTCCAAGCATCGGGCTCATGAGGTACGTCTCCGAACAGGCTCAGAAGACCGAGAGAATGTTTCTCAACCCCGAGTTCGCAAAGGAACTGGAAGAGGCGAAATCCAAGCAAGACCTGGCGAATATCATACCGATGCTCTCGAAGAAGTTCATCGATCAGATGTT